AGAACAAGGAGACACCATGAATCGCAGTGCATTCGCCTGGTTAGCGGCAGCGGCAGGAATTGCCATTGCCGAGGAATCAATCCGTGGATCAGCAACGATGCGGGACATACCAGTCCAACGGAGGACCGAGGAAGATTTTGAAAACGAGTCGAGACTAATGAGGCAAGCGCGCGATGAGCAAGACGCAATTCGTGCCAAATATCGGGCGGAACGCGCAGCCAGGAAGGCCGCCGCATTCGCACGACGCCAGCCGCGTCAGGACAGGATCGCCAAATGTAGGCAACCCAACGCCCAGGTCAGTGGGCCGGGTCAACCAACCAAAGGAAAGCAAGAATGACAATATTCCCGGCTCCACTGCACCGCCTTGTTGGGCGGATTTTTGCGCCATTTAAGCCTAAGCATAGGCCCCTTATTGGATATTATTCAATAATGGTCGCGAACAGTAATGGATTCAGTATCCAATCATCAGAGTTTGTGGTGAATAGCTTTAACAGCGATACGTTTTTGCCGGAGCTTATGGAGTTTATTAAGGAAAGACATAAACTGGAACATTTTAGTATAATCACACTGGTATTTTATCCGCCCAACAGGGTGATACCAAGCAAGCCGCCTTTGCCATGTTCGGGAGGTTTGCCGCCTATTGCGGACGAGAATCAAGGAAACGCTGGGGAAACGGCGAATAACGAAAGAAAAGGCGGATGAGCAAGACCGAACTAGGCGGGACGAAGTTGCGTAACGCCGCCCACGTCAGGCGAAAAGCGTTCGCGGAGCACGTCGCGGCAGGAAAGACCTGGACCGAAGCGGCGAGGCTCGCTGGCTACACGGGCACAACGGGCAGCATTAGGAACACGGCATCAAAACTAATGACAAAAGGTGATGTTCAGGAAATGGTTCGGCAGGCGACCGAGAAGGCCAGCAGCAAGCGCATCCTCACCGTGATAGAGCGCAAGGAACTCCTGACCCAATGGATCCAGCAGGATGCCGAGCCGACCGAAATGAAGGACCGCATCGCTGCGCTGAAGGAACTGAACGCGATGGAAGGATTGCACGTCAAACAATTGCAGCACTCAGGCCCCGGCGGCGCACCGATCGCGGGCGTCATGTCCACCCTGAGCATAGACGAACTCCGCTCGATTATCGAACTGGCCAAGGCGCGTCGCGCCGGGCTGACACCACCAACCAAGGAAACCCCATGACCACCATCACCCTCGCCCTTCTCGGACTGCTAACCGCAGCGATATATGGGATTTATCAACAACACAAAATAAACAAAAAACAACGACACGAAATTTACAATCTTAACGCAAGATTAGGGATCGTGAGGGGCGATTTAAGAAAGGCGAAAGAAGACGTTGGTGAATGGTGCCGACGCGCCAATTTGGAAGCCATTAAAATAAAGGACGCCGATGCCAAGAAAGCGATTCAAGCGATTGAGATAGCTTTGGCCGGCGAGCCGGCGGGCCGGACACCCTACGAGGTGTTTCGCTTGGCTGAGATGGCAGCCAGTCGCATGTCCACCCTGATCAAAGACCACAAGAGCAAGGAAACCCCATGACCACCATGATTCTCGCATCCATCCTCACCCTCGCCGTGATCGGCATCTACCTCCTGCGCCGCGAGGTGGGAAGGCTCGGCTCTGATCTTTCCTGGGCGATCGAGCAACGCGAACAGGCGCGGTCCATGCTTCTCAAGAAGGAAGAAGACGGCCATTTAACGGAAATACTGATCAGCAAAGAGAACGAATCGCTAATTGAATGGCTCGACCAGGCGCACACGGCAATCAAGCTGTGGGAGCGCCGGGCCTCGATCATGGAGGCACGCGACATCGTGGACGCCGACGCACGGCAGGCGCTGCGTGCGATCGAAATAGCCCTATCTGGTGGTGTTCGTGGTCGAACCCCGCATGAGGTCATCAGGCTGGCTGAAATGGCTGTGGATCGTCGCCGGGCGCTGATCGTGGACGACAAGAGCCGAGCGCCTGACCATCCGCCTGAGAACCTGGAAATGGCGGCGATCGAATCGGAATTGGCGCAGATCAATAAGAAGCTGGGAAGGGGTGAGCCTAAATACAGTGAGTTTGATATTAGATATGGTGTGGCCAGGGGACGATCGGCGTGAAGACGCGCGAAAACCCACTACTAAAAGGAATCCCATGTCCCGTCCCGTCATTGAAACCGGCAACCCCCTGCGCGATAGCGTGGCCCGCCTGACCCTGTTCCGGTGCGCCTGGACCGCGGTGGAGGTCGCGGAGGCGGCGGGGACGGCGACCCCAACGGCAGCGTCCTACTGCGCAACGCTGGTCGCCGGGGGTGTCCTGGTGCGGGAGGGGGACGGGTTCCGGGCAGGCCCAGCGGCAATGGCCTGGCGCAAGGAGGCCAAGCCCAGCAAGGGAGGCGGAAACAGCGAGCAGTACCGACGCCGGAAGCGCATCATGGATCAGATGGCCGTCCGGGATTGGCAAAACAAGGCCCCGGATACGGTAGTCCTGACGGTGCAGAAAGAGGCAGGACGGAGCATAACGGCGCAGGAGACGGCAATGCCCGACTGTACCCCCTTGGATGAGGCTGCGCGACGCCTGGCGGTGGACCGCTCGACCGTGCGGCGCTGGGCGAAGACCGGCCGGTTGTGCCTGGTGAAGATCGGGCCGCGCTGCGCCCGCATTCGAACCGACAGCTTGGAGAGGCTGATCCGGGGGAACGCATGACATCCCTCGACGCAGAAGAAGAAATGCTCCACAAAGAACTGGCGAGGCTTCGCAAGCGACATGAAGATGAAATAAAGCCAATCGTTGATCGAATCGTGAAGATTCGGTTGATCAGGCCGCCCAAGTACACGCTGAGAAACATGGTGGCGGGCGGTTGATGGGATTCGCCATCGCGGATGATAAACTGGATGAGGTTGCTGCCGCCGCGCATCGTATTTTGTGCGGTAAGAGCCTGATCGACTACGTTCGCGACTGCTATCCCGACTTTGAGCTTTCGACGTGGCAGGCGTTCCTGTGCGAGCGGTTGCAGGCGTTCGTCGAGGCGATCGAGCGGCAGGAATCCCCGCGCCTGATGGTGCATGTGCCGCCGCAATGTGGCAAAACCACGATCGTATCACGGGCATTCATCGCCTGGATCGCCGGCCGGCACCCGGAATGGTCGGGGCTGATGGCGTCCTATGCGGCCAGCTTGAGCCGGAAGAACTCTCGCTGGGTGCGCAATCGCCTGCGATCGAAAGAGCATCAAGCGATCTTCCCCGGCATGCGCCTGATGGACGGCAGCCAGGCGGTGGAAGACATGGACATGGAGCGCCAGCGGGCGGACGGATCCTGGTGTCAGACCGGGCAGATCGTCAGCCGCGGTGTGGGAGCCGGCGCGTCCGGAAACCCGGCCATGTGGGTGGTTGTGGATGATCCCTTTGCCGATCGAGCCGCCGCTGAGTCGCAGACCATCCGCGACGGGGTGGAAGATTGGTACTCGGGAACGGCAATGGCCCGGTTGGGACCCGGGGCCGGGGTGCTCATCATGCACACCCGCTGGCACCCTGATGACCTCGCCGGCCGACTGTTGGCCAAGGAGGAAGCCGCACGGGAGGACGACGAGAACGCCGACCGCTGGGAGGTGATCAGCTTTCCCGCCGAGTACACCGGCAAGGAGCCGGCCGACTTTTACCACATCGACACCAAGACCGGCAAACGGCGGTGGCTCAAGGCCCGGTTGCGGCCGAAGGACTTTGCCAAGAAGAAGGCGAACTCATCGGAACGGGATTGGGCCTCGCTCTACCAGCAATCGCCCACCGTAGCCGGCGGCAATCTGTTCAAGGCGAATTGGTTGCGCTACGGGGAGCCGCCGACGCTGACGAAGGTGATCCAGGCCTGGGACATCGCCGGAACCGAAGAAGGGGTGAGCGCCAAGGACTATTCTGCAGGCGTGACGATGGGGATCGATCACCTGGGCCGGTATTGGCTCCTGGAGGTGATCCGGGGCCATTGGGATGCCGGCGAACTCGCGGAGCGGATGCTGGACTTCGCCGAGAAATGGAAGCCCATGGTCGTCTGGTATGAGGGCGGGCCGGGCGTGTTCGTATATCCGCTGATCGAAATGCGACGGCGCGAGCGCAAGCAGAACGTCTATTTTGAAAAGACTTCGCACGCCAAGGGCGACAAGGTATCCAAGGCACAATCTGCGATCGGCGTGGCCTCGACCGGGAATCTGTACCTGCCGACTGGCGCACTCTGGCGGATGGACTTCGTCAACGAGTTGACCGGGTTCCCTGGCTACAAGACCGACGACCAGGTGGACGCATTGGCCATCGCCTGCGCCAACATCCTGCGGTGGGGCAAGAACGAGCAGGCCGAGGCGAGGCCCACCGAGGCTTTTGCGCACCGGCCGGGGCAGCCGATCGGGATCAGCGCGGATGGGCTTGCCAGGGCCAGGCGGGAGCAGGAGCGGAAGCGGGCCATGGAGAGCAAACGGCGGTAGTCCTGACCGCTGCCGCATCTTTTCAATCTAGCGTAGTCGCATCGCCAATCCTGGCACCCTAAGCGGAAAGCCCCGCAGGAGCGACTACCATGGCCGTCCTTCTCACCGCTGGCACCGGGCTTGTCCCCGTCCAGAACGCCACCACCTACGCCAATAACCCGGCGGTCTACACCAAGCTGCTCGGCTACAAATACCAGTCCGGAATGCCGATCCAGCTGGAACTGAGCCGGCGCGTGGCGGCCCCGACCGCTGCGCACAACGCGGAAGTGTGGGGCGCGGATCTTCCTCATCCTTTCGGCGCCGCCACCGCGGTGAAGCGGGCCAAGGGCGACGGTTCCACCACGGTTTTCGACACGGACATCGTGTTCGTCACCGGGATGAACCTGATCGTCAACAACCTGCAAATCCAGGTGTTGGTTGGTCCCGATCTCGCCCCGCGCAAGCAGGTCGATGCGGGTCCGGCCGGCACCGAGTTCGCCGTGACCAGCAACGGCGGCTTGGTCCGCATCACCTTCGCCACCGCGCCGACCCTCGGGCATCAGATCCTGATCGCCCAGGTCACGCCGGTCGCAATCATCGCCGGCAACGTCACCACCAATCTCGTCCAGGGTGGCGAGAAGGGCGACATGGTGGGTATCACCGAGGCCGCGGCGGATCTGCAACAGCGCAGTTTCGACCTGATCTGGCTGCGTGCGGTGTGCCCCAACACGGCAATCGCCGCCGGCGACTCGATCGACTGCATCGTCCGTCCGCTGACCTGATCAATGGACGGTCTGGCATCAGACCCCTCGACCATCCCGCCTGACTTGCTCGGCACCATGCCGGTCGAGTCAGCGGGTGCCGTCGTCACCACCACCGATGCGGTGACCGGGACGCAGGTGCAGACGCAGGTGGAAAAACAGCGGGCTGACGACCAACCGGATCGGGAATACGAGTGGGTCAAATCGTGGTGGGGACTCACCGGGTCTTCCCCGGCCTATACCGCCGCGATGGAACGGCATCAGATCCAACGGGCATTGGTGGAACCGTCCGCAGCGGAAGAGCTGGACGGGACCAAGGTCCTGAGCCGGACGATCTATCGCAACGCCCAGCAACAGGTTTCTTTCCTGCTTTCCAGTGATCCCGAGGTGACCTGGAAGGCGAGGCCGCAGGCTCGCGGGCTTGGCCCAAACGACGCGCCGGTTGACGCTGATCCCAAGCTGGACGCCTTTTCCGACACGGTGGGTGTCGTCGTGAATGCGTGCCTGGATGAGTGCTCTTGGCCGATGACGCGCGAACAATGGGCCTGGGATGGCCTGTTGTGGGACGCGGCGATCCTCAAGGTGTCGTTTCAGCAAGAGTTCGCCGCCGACGAGTTGACCGACACCCGCAACCCGGACAGCCAGGACAATCTGGCGCGGATCCGGTACCTCAATGAACTGATCGATTCGGGCCAGGCCGACCAGGACAGCCCCGAGGCGCGAGAGCTTGCCACGCTGGCCGCCCAGGCTGGAGCCGGCGAGTTGCCGGTGTGGGAGGGAATCATCGTGGAAACGGTGGACCTGTCCCGTTTCCGGGTTTCCCCCGATGTGACCGGCCCCGAGCGTTTCTATCAAGGCGCCTGGTACTCTGAGGACTTTTTCTGGCCCGTTTCCGACGTTCTGACCAAGTTTGAGAAGATCCACCGCGACGACCTACGCGGGTCGGAAGTCGCCGTGTACGACATCGGGGACGATGGTCAGGCGATCAAGCGTGCCGCGGCGAAGAACAACGACGCCGGGCTGCAAGACACCGACACCTTACTGGTCCGCGAGATCTACGACTGCCGCAATCAGCGGCGCATCGTGCTGATCGAGGGCATTCGCTTTCCGGTGGTGGACGTGCCCTATGAGGCCGGTCCCAGCCAGCGTTCGCCCTACATCATGTGGCAGGCCAACCCGCGCCGCAATGGATCCTGGTATGGCAACGGACTCGCCCACCTGCTGGGCAAGGTCCAGATCAGGGTGGACACCAAGCGGTCCGACGAGGAGCGGCACCGGCGTAAGGCCCGGCCGCGCCACGCTTACGATGCGGCTGCAATGGACGAAAATGACATTGAGCGCATAAATGATTGCGAAGAAGATGAAATGGTCCCGGTAAAAACCGGGGCGCGGGAACTCAAAGAAGCAATCTTCACGATCGACGGCCGCCACCCATTCGACTCGACCAGCTACGACGACAGCAAGGACCAACGCGAAGCCGAGCAGATCAGCGGCATCATGCAGGAAGCGGTCGGCGGGAATGCCCAGCGGGACTTTTCCAGCCAGGTGCACGCCGCGGCCTCGGGCCAGAACGCCAACGGGATCCGGGTGCGCCGGGTCTTCGCCGAAGCTCTGGAGCGGGTCTATCAGGTCGCGGCTGAGTTGGTCGTGCAACGCGCATCGCCACAGACGATCCAGATTCTTGCCGGTGAGCGGGCCTTCTGGCCCGAGGAACTGCAAGACCGGGAGTTGATGCTGCGGCGCATTCTGCCGAAGGTGGGAATCACCTACGACGGTCCAGGCGTGCGCAGCCAGAAGGCGCAACTGATCGTGCAGTTGATGGAACTCGCCAACGCCGCCGGGCAACCGATCGACTTCACCGCCGGGGCCAAACTGCTGGCCCGGGTTTCTGGATCAGGCCTGCCGCTGGACGAACTGATCCAGCCCGATCCCAACGCCCTGGCCAAGCAACTGGCCGAGGCGATGCAGAAACGACCCGAAATGGTGCAACCCGGAACGCTGGCCGCGATTGCCGGCATGGGCCAGGAAGCAGCGCAGCGGGCCATGGCGATGATGCCGCAAAAGGGCGCACCGCCGGCCCCAGGTCAACCAGCCCAACCACCACCGACGCCAGCAGCGCCGGCACCAACCCCCGTCCAGTGAGGTTCCCATGACTGATGCCGCCACCGATCCGATCGGCCCCAATTTGATCCCGGCCCCGCCCGTGTCGGCGCTGACCCCCGATGAACTGCGGGACATCATCGAGAAGCCGCTCCGCGACACCATCGCGGACCTGACCGCCAGCCTCGACCTCGCCGCACGGGCGATCGAACAGGCGGACAAGCTTCTCAACGTGGGCGACAACACCCAGGCCGCGCAACTGCGCCAAACCATCGAAAAGGCGCGGGCGATCCTGCGCGGAAAGGCGTAAGCCATGGCCACCGTCGACCAAACCCCCATCGTTCTTCCGGTCGGGTACAAGTATCGCGGGTGCAACATCATTTCGTGGACCCCGCTCACCCTGGCAAATCCCGGCGGTGCTCCGCTCGATTTCCCGGGGGCCGTGATGAAAAGCGTTGCGGTCTTCGGGACCTTTGGAGCCGGGGGAAACCTGGCCATCCAAGGATCACCCGATGGTTCGAATTGGGGCGTACTGCACGATCCCCAGGGCAATTTGCTCAACCTCACGGCGGCGGGGTCAAGGCTCATTTCGGAGGCGAATATCCGTTGGGTTCGCCCGCTGGGCACGGCCGGCGACGGGACCACGAGCCTGACCTGTTTCCTCTTCGTCAATTTCTAACGCGAGGCCACCATGACCGCTGCTTATCCTGCCGCCCTTCCGAGCTTTGGCGATCCTGTCGGCGCCAACCTGCCGAACCTGATCGGCGGGCGCACGCACGCGCAGTCGCATCGGGACCTGGGGGACGAGATCGAGGCGATCACCGCCGAGCTTGGCGTGCTGCCCAAAGGATCGTTCGGATCCGTCCTGGAACGGCTGGACGACCTGGATGTGCGTCCCGTTCCGCTGGGCAACCTGCCCACGGCGAGCGGGAATGCGATCGTCGGGCCAGAGGACTACATCGGATTTGATGCTGCCGTGGCGGCATCAGGACAGGCGTTCTTTCCCTTCCAGTCGGCGCTGGGCGGCAGCGTATCGCCGGGAACCGATCCGGGCGGTCGGC